CCACGCCAGAGCAAGCCAGTCTTGGCACCTGGCATGCTGAGGTACGGTTGACAGAGCTTGATGGCGTCCTCAAGATCTTCACTGTCATCTTCGAAGAGGTCTTGTAGTTTCATGCGCTAATCCCAGTTAGCTCGGCGAGCTTTTCAAGCACTTCATCCTTCTCATTGGTGCCGCAGCGAACAACGAGATAATGGTCGCAGTTGAACATGATCTCATGACCCTTCTCGATCGCGTAGCTCAGACCAAAGTCCTGATACTTTGCGTCCTCAAGCGCCTTCAGAAAGATCTTGTGCTGCTCGTCATCATCAAGCGCGCTGTTCGGACCACGAGCGATGATGTCGTGGTAGACGTTGACGTACAGATCCTTGGCGTGCGGCGACCAGATGTAGTCGACAGGACCGATTGGAAAGAAGACGTGCTGCATACCATAGCCATTCGCCTCCGTGTGACTGCTCGTCGCGAAGACGCCATCAGTGCGTGGCTTCCAACCAAACTTCTGAAGAAGGAATTCGTTTGCCAGCTCGTGAAACTCGTCTGGCGTATCTGACGGCTGGCGATTCTTGCGAGTCTGAAGAATGGTCCACTTCAGACCTGTTTCATTATCCTCGTGGTATTGCGCGAAGTGATTGACGCGCATGCCACGAAACAGAAAACCAGCGTGAGCGCCCGGCGCCTTGAGATAGTCGGCGCAGTTAGACCTCAACGCTGATCCAAGCGTTTCTTGCCACTCAAAGAGATCACGTAGTTTCATGCTCAGTCTGGTTCGATGTCGGTTAGCTCGTAGACGGCAGCCATGGTGCTTGACTCAGAGTCGCCACAGAAGATGGCGATGTATCTATCGCAGTCGAGCATGATCTCGTGTCCGCTTCGAATGCCTGTTCCAAGATCAGTGTCCTTGTAGCCAGCCTTCTTGAGCTGCGCCACGAAGAAAGCATGCTTCTCATCTGTCGCCATTTTTGCCATGGTGGTATACAGCCCCAGCTTCTGCGTGAGCCAGAGGAATAGATCCTTGACGTTCGGCGACCAGACGTAGCGCGTCGATCCAATCGGAACGATGATGTGCGGCGTCCCGTACTCACGAGCCTCCTTGATGTTGTTGGTGGCGAACACGCCTTGACTACGTGGATACCAGCCAAACTGATCGTGCAGCGTATCATCAGCCTGCCTCGAGAGCTCAGCTGGCGTGTCTGCTGGAAAACGATCGCGACGCGTCGTCAGCATCTTCCAGCAAAGGCCAGTCGTCTTGTCAATGTTGTAGGAGCCCAAGTGGCCAAGCCGCGCCCCACGAAACAGCATACCGTGCTTGGCACCTGGTAGATCAAGGTACGGCTCGCAAGCCCTGAGCGCTTGAAAGAGAGACTGTTCTTCCTCAAAGAGGTCACTTAGCTTCATGTTTGATTCTTGATTCCGATTGCGCCAGCGATGTCCCAACGGCCGTGCGCTGGCACCTTTGAGATGTCGATGGCGACGTAGCGTTGACAGTTCAGCGCAATCTCGTGCCTGGAGCTAATCGCCTTGGCAAGGTCTGCATCGGTGTAGTTCGCCTTCTTGATTGCCTCAATGAACTTGGCATGCTCTTCTGGGTCCTTGTTGCTCTTTGGACCATAGCGTCCAAAGAGCCTTATGAAGACTTCGGTGTACAGGTCTACGAGCTTTGGCGACCAAACGAACTTCGTCTCGCCCATTGGAATGACGATGTGAACATCACCGTAGTTGCCGGCTTGAAACATGTTGCCAGATACGAACGTCGCATCGCCACGAGCCTTCCAACCAAACGTCTCTTGAAAGTACTTGTCAGCTTCATCAGAGAACTCCTGCGGCGTGTCGCCAGCTGGACGATTCTTGCGAGCAGTGACGACCTTCCACTTGACGTCGGTGCCGTTGATCTTCTCCTTAGACGAGGTGCCAAACGGCCCAAGACCACGAAACAGCAGTCCAGACGTAGCGCCTGGCAGCTTGAGGTACGGTGCGCAGCGCATCTTGACATACTGCGCAAGCGGCATGTTCGGCACTATGTCCTCGGCAAGAAAGTCCTTGAAGGTCATCATTTGAATAGTTCCTTGAGCACTGGGTGTTCATTGACGTCCCACTTGCCGTGAGCCTCGACGAGGTAGTAGCTGTCGCAGTCGAACATCACCTCACGATTGACACCATCGGTGCCCTTCAGATTGTCTGCTTGATAGTCGAGCGTGTCGAAGTAGTGGCGCAGACGAATCTTGCCCTCGACCTTCTCCTTAGAGCTGCCGTGGACGATCATCGTCTCGAGCCCGCGTGGCAGCGCTGCGAACAGATCGTAGACCTCTGCCGACCAGAGCGAGTGAAAGTTGCCGATTGGAAAGAAGGCGAATGGAACACCATAGCCGTCGGCTTGAGCCCAGTCTGCCGTGGCGAAGACGCCTGACGAGCGAGCCTTCCAACCAAACTTCGAGTTGAACAGCGTGTCGAACAGCTCGTGAACGGCTGGGTTCGTGCCAGTCGGCTTTCGATCGTGCTGACGCGTCATCTTGATCAGATGCACTTCCTTCAGATCGTACTCGAGCGTGACTATTGGATTTTGTTTGCCGGCAAAGGCGCGTGGCAGACCACGATAGAATGGATGCGAAAGACCAGCCGATAGAAACGGCTTGCAGTCTCGCCGAAGGATCTTGAGGATGTCCTCTGGATCCTTAGTGTCATTGGCTGCGAGTTCTTGAAGGAGCATCAGACTGGCTTCTTAGTGTTGAGTGGCATCGTTGTCGTGCGATTCAGAATCTCAAGCTGCGATGGACGGTGAGCTGAGCGTGCGGTGCGACGGTCAGTCTCGGCATAAATCCACTTGCCCTTGATGCCTGAGAACTTGTAGAGGCGAGCCGGAATGTTGAGCTTCGGGTCGTACTCAAGGCGAAAGAAGGCGCCATCAACGCCAGTGCCAACGTCTGGTAGCTTGAAGCCAGTCTCATATGGTTTGCCGTCTGGTGGCAGACCATCCTCAACGTATGGACCAACGCCATCATAGGAGCCAGGCTGATTGAAGCGATTGGTGCCAGAGGCCTCCTCACGAATGTTCGTGCCCTTCTCAGGCACGGCATCGACCGCTTCGGCTTGATTGCGCTCGGCAGCGGTAAGGTCAGCTGTGGAGATTTGCTCGATGCCGGCGAAGAACGAACCATCGTCGATGATGTACTTCTGCGTGTCGGCGGTGCCGAGAATGTCGCGAGTCTCTTGAGATGGAATCAGGTTCTGCGCTTGAAAGCGATAGAGGATTGGACGCCAGTTCGTAGTGAAGCCCTCAGCGCTCCAGCTCACGTCGGACACCTCTAGAAACTTGCGCACCGGCTTGAGGTTGTGGTCGAAGCCAAGCTCGCCAGGCAGCTCGAGCACATCGCCAACGACGATTGGACGACCAAGCGTGGCGACCATCTGCGCGAAGCTGGTCGTGAAGGTGTAGATGTCGGCGATGCTGAAGCCGAACTTCGACAGGTCGCTGACGGCATCGAACGGTGTGTACGCTGCCTTGAGCTGCATCGACGCCTTAGCGTAGTCGCGATCACGGTTTTCCATGTACAGACTATCTTGAATGTCATCGAGGCGCGTCTGCTGATAGTCGAACAGCTCGAGCTTGTCGACGACCCAAGGCTGATTGCTCAGCACGCCAGCGAAGCTCAACGGCACAACGCGCCAGAAGCGAGCTTGCGATGACTGTCGAATGCGAATGAGCGCTGGCGTAGCGAGGTTCGGCAGATTGACGATGTCGACGCGCAGCCACTCAAGCTCGATCACGACCGTGAACAGATCATTGACCTCAAATGGGACGGTGCCAGCGGTGATGTTGAAGGAGCAGATCGTTGAGTTGAAGCGCGCACCAACGGTGGCGACGCCAAGCACGACGGTGCCAGCGCTGCTCATGAAGAAGACGCTGAACTGCGTTGGTGACAAAGCCGCGAGCATCAGCGTGCCAGGCTTCGCATCAACGCCAGCGCTGAAGTTGCCGAAGCCACCATTGCCAACGCCAGTGAAGTTGACCTTCAGTGGGTCAACGTGGCAGCCACCGTGGCTACGGTCGATGCGAACTTGAAGAGCGCGAGTCGTTGCATCAGCGCCCTGCTGAATGCGAAAGGAGGTGACGTGCAGCTGAATGTTCGGAGCTGGCATCGTCTCTGGCTGTCCGAAGGAGGTCAGACGAGCACCAAAGTCGTAGCCAATGTAGGCTGGTGCTGTGACAACAGCGGTGCCAGTCTCAGCGCTGACCCATGACCCTGCCAGCGCGTCGAACGCTTGCCCAGGTGCGCCACTGCCAAGTGGAGCCCCAGTGCCGGTGAGGTCGATGAGCTTGCCCTGCTCGTGAATGCCAAGCAGCTTGAAGACGTTGACCGGTGCGCCAGAGACGTTGAGGTTCTCTGCTGCCACGTCCTCTTGATACTTCGAGTCGAGGTTCGAGCAGGCGTCTGTGAGCGAGTACGTTCCAATGTTCAACTGCGGCGCTACGTATGGGCGCGCCGGGTTCGTCGGCGATACGGGGATCGCCGTCGAGTTAGGTGTGTTGACGCTGCCGACCGAGTCGGGGCAAGATGGTGTTGGCATGTAGTGTCCAGCTGAGCTGAAGCTATTTATGCCAACGGGTTAGTATCAGGGCCGCCCCCAGCTAAAATGTTCCAAGAAAGTTACCCAAAAAGGAAGCTGACGTTGCCGTGACCAACGTGACCACCCCACTCGAAGTCGAGCGCCGATTGCTTCAGCTCAGTCATGTCCTGTCGTGCTTCAGTGATCAGCAGCTCGCCGTTCTGCGTGATGGTGCCAGCTGCGCCTGGCGTGCCAGAGCTGAAGCGGCTACGAATCATGCCGAGCTGGTACTTGGCTTCAGCCAGCGCCCAGTTCTGAATGAACTGCTTGCTCCAACGGTCGACCAGAATCTCCTGCTCGGTCCGCTCCATCAGACACTCGATGATGACCTTCTCATCACGATAGATCTTGCGCGTGATGAACAGCTCGCGACTCGGCTCATCCCAGACAAAGGTCAGGTCGCCAGCGAACAGGCGCTGAAACTCCTCTGACATCATCGACAGCATGTTGAGCGACAGAATGTCAACCGACACGGCGCTGTAGTACGAGGTCAGAATGCCCGACGTCCAGACGGCGTCGTTGCCGTTCGCCGTTTCGATGCCGAGAATGTTCAGTCGGTGAATCTTGCCCACATCGACGATCTTGTCCGTCTGATCGACTTGACTATTCAGATAGTAGGTTTGCTGTCCTGGGTACAGCTTGAACATCACGTACTTCAATCGATAGGCGCCGTCGCACCACATGCGATAGTTGTCGAGCGCGTTGTCAATGGCGATGTTGAACTGCTCCTCCTCGAGCTCGACGCACGACTGCGGCCAGCCAAGCTGCGACTTCAGCACCTTGATGAGGCGCATGCGCTCATTGTAGGAGCCATCATTGCCGACCGTCAGCTTGTCGCTGATTGGTGAGCCGATCTGATCTGTGTTAGCGCGAC